CCGCGCTTTTTGGGAGACAGACGGGCGGAGAAGGTCTTACCGTCCTGTCTTCGTTTTGTGAAGATATCTCCTCCTTCTTCTGCTCCGTCCGTAGTGATCGGAGTCGAAGCGATCAGGGCGATTTCTGCGGCTCCCATAGCTGCGACTATTCCGGCGTTCACGAAGTTCAGAGGAGGCACCATAGAAGCCAGGGCGTTCGTCACTCCCATAGCCGTATTTATGATAGCCTGAGTCAGAGCCAGGGCTTTCTCTCGCTTTGCCTGCTTCAGCGCGAGCTGTTCCTGGTATGCCTCGTATTCCGCGTCCATAGCTTGGATAGAGGCGTTATACTGGGCTTCGGTAATCAGTCCGGAGTTAAGCCTGTTCTCGAGGTCTGCCTTCTTCTTGTCGTTATTCTTCTGGAAGTTCTTAAGCGCCTGGTTCTCGAGTTTCGTCTGCCTCTGCATAGCTTTTGAAACTATATTCATAGCCTCGTTAGCTATGTTTCCGAAGGCTTCTGCTGCCAGAGACATTTTCGTCCAGCCGTCCGCGCCGGTAGTGAAGAGGGTTTCCCATTCCTCGGAGGTCAGTCCGAGCATTGTCCCGTTTCTGCCGGATTCGGCTTCCGGCTCCGTCCCTGTTCCGTCGGTTCCCTGCTGTGTTCCGTTAGTTCCTGAAAGATCGTTACGAAGCTTGCGGATTTCCTCGAGCTTCAGCTTCAAGGCGTTCAGTTCCTCGATTGTCAGTCCGGTAATATCGAGCTCGATCGTTCCGTCCATATTGACGATTTCGTCGAGGACATCCTGAAGCTGCAGGGCATATTTCATATCGATATCCGCGAGCTCTTTCGCCTGCTTTTCCTTCAGGGCGGTAATATCTTCGCCGCTCCGGATTGCCGCGTCGAGCTCCTCGGTATGTCTGTTTTCAGCCTGGGCTCTCTCGAGGTCCCGGCTCTGCTTGATAAGGTCGATACGATCGTCGAAGCCCTTTACTGCGATCTGCGAAAGTTTAGCCTGGTGTGTTAATTCCAGCTGCTGGAGGAGTGCCTGATAATCAACTCCGGCGGCGATAAGATCGTCCTTCGAAGCTTCGAACCTTGCGAGCTCCTCAGAGTATCGCTTTCTTTCCAGAGCGGCGGCGTCCTTATTGCCGGCGTCTATTATTCTCTGGCTTTCGTTTACGAGATCTTCGAGGGCTCTCAGTCTATCACTGTCTCCGCTGTCAGAGGATCCTCCGCCTGCAGGACTGGAATCGTCTCCGGACGGTTCGTCGGTAGGCGCTATCCAGCCGGAAACTCCGGACGGCTCGTCGCTTTTCCCGTAGAGCTGGTCAAGCATTTCTATAGCCCTGTTTCCAGAAGATACGACAGTATTCAGACCCTTCACAAGGCCGCGAAGTTTGTCGCCTCTGAAAAACATCTGATTACCTCCGAGCTGGAAGTATGTAGAGAAGAGATCGCTCCTCGCTGTGTTTCTTTGAGCCTCCGTCGTAGCCTTTTCTATAGCCTGGCGGTACTCCAGGACAGCGGCGTTCATCTGCTGTCTCATAGCGGCGGTAGTGGTCTTGCCGGTGGACTTCTCGAGCATTTCGACGAAGCCCTCCATAGTAGCCCTTGTCTGATTGTCGATATTCTCGTTCACTTCGGCCAGTCCCTTTTCCTTCGCCTGCAGCTTGATCTTACGCTCGAGCTGTGCGTTCACATTTGCGAGGGCTGTAGCGACTTCCTGATTTGAGGATTTCTCCGTCAGGAGGGAAGGAAGGTAGTTCTTATATTCTGAGTTTATCTTCCTGATCGCGGCGGCTCGTTCAGCGCTGCCGGTCTTTGCGCTGAAGACGGCTGCCTTCATCTGATCCAGACGGGACTTCTCTTTCTCAATCTGAAGAGTGACGTCTGAATATGACTCCGCGAGGGCTCTGTTTGACTCTGCGACTTCCTTGTTAAGTCGCCTCTGGTCGTTCCAGATCTTCAGGAGTGGAGACAGTAGAGCCAGGAGTCCCTCGATAGCGAGAACGGCCCAGCCTATAGGTCCGAGTCCTGTCTTTATGGAGGTAAAGAAGATTTTCGCGGCGGCTCCGGCTGCCTTGAAGTTTCCTGCCAGAAGGTTCTTTACTGCAGACAGGGCGATCGTAGATTTCGTCGCTCCCTGAAGCGTCAGGACTTCGGAGGCCAGGGCTGCCTTGTTCTGTTTGCTATAGAAGTTCACGAGCTTATCAGCGGCTACGGACGCCTTCTTCGCTACGGTATAGGCGGCGTAGGCGGCTGTTACTGCGATTACGGCGGCTTTATATCGCACCATAACAGAGACGAGCTCTGAAACGATTGACAGTCCCATATCCGCCAGAGACATAGCTCCGTTTGCGACTGGGAGAAGCTTCTGGCCGATCGTAACGACCTCCTCCTCGATAGCCTTCTTACGCTTCTCAGCGATAGCGGTTGCAGAGGTGTTCTTTGTATTGAACTCTTCCTGCAGGGATGTTCCGCGCTCGAAGGCGTCGGCTGCGAGTTCCTGCTGAGCCCGGAGCTCCTCTGTATTCTTCGAAAGTGTTCCGAGGATAGTAGAAGCCCTTTGCCCGTTCAGGTGCATAGCTTCCATAGCTGTAACGACAGTAGTAAGTCCGCCTCCGTCGTTCATACCTTCGAGGACGCGGAGAAGGGCTTCGTTTACATCCTTATTCAGGAGGTCGGCGAATTCCTGAAGGGGCATTTTTGCGATATCGGCGAAGGTCTCTGTACGCTTGAACATAGCCATAATAGTCTGACCTATGGCTGTTCCGGCGGTCTCCGCTTGTTGTCCGTACTTGTCGAGGGTGGCTCCCATTCCGAGGATCTTCGAAATGGAGATGTCGGCGTTCGGTGCGAGTCCGGCAAGTCTCGAAGTGAAGTCCACGATATAGCCTTCGTTTGCGGTCGAAGCCATTCCCAGCTCATTGATCGCCGAACCGGTTTTCAGGAGGGCGTCTTCAAGACCGTAAGCTCCTTCGAGCTGGAATATATCTACGAGCTTTCCGACTGTTGCGATAGCGCCTTCCGCTTCTCCTCCGAGATCTTCCTTCAGGGCTACGTTTATCTTGTCGGCTGCAGAGACGAAAGCCAGGAGATCGGACTCTCCCTGTATTCCGAGCTTTCCTCCTATCCTTGCCAGAGAGAGAAGCTCGTTCTGAGCGGTTCTCGTGTCAAGCTTCTTCAGCTCCTCGTTCAGGGAGGCGACTTGCTCGCGTGTGAGATTGGTCGTCTTCATTACGTCCGTCATAGCCTCGTCCTGCTCCTTATAGGCGTCTGTGGCCTGATTGACATAGGAAAGCACCTTCTGTCCGGCTCCGATCATCGCCGTAGCTCCGATAGCGTAGTCCCTGAAACGTCCGGCCAGTCCGCAGAGGGTGTTATCCGTTGCGGTGGTCGCGAGCTCGAGCTCCTTCATCCTGCTTCGCGTCTGCTGAAGCTCCCTCTGGAGGCGTCTGTAGTTCTCTGTTCCCGGGACGGTTCTCTCGAGTACGGTTCTCAGCTGCCGGGCGTGACTGCGAAGATCCTTAAGCGTCATAGAGGTCAGGGGCATACCCTTACGCATATTTTCGAGCTTGTTCGTCAGGGTTGCGATATCGTCGCCGACCTCTTTAATCGCGATTTCTGTGTCCCGATACTGCTTTGTCTCCGTGCGTCCGGAGTTTTCCAGACGTTTACGCATATCCAGAAGCCTCTTCTGGGATCTATGTAGTCCCTCGAGAGCCTTCTCGGTATCTAGGATCTGCTTCTTCGCGGCGTCTCCGTTGATTATGATATTAAGCCGGAGGCTCTCCTCTGTGATTTTCTTTGCCATTGTGTCGAATTTTTCGACACAAAAATAGCCGCATAGGAGCGGCTATTAAAGGACAGTATTTCGTGATATTTACCCGACTATGGCGAATACGATAAGCACTGCGAGAACTACGATCATAAAGATACAGACAGCTCTTATCTTGTCGGCTACGCGGTTCTCTGATTCCGCGAGCTTCTCTTCCAGGACCAGGCTTTTATATAGCTCGCCTTTCTCCTTTGCTTCCTGGATCTGGTCGTAGAGGCGGTCGCTTTCTTTCATATCCTTCCGGGCTACAAGATGTATCAGCGGCGCCGTAAGTACCAGGAACGCGACGAAGATCACGCCGGAAAAGAAGATTCCGACAGCGGAGACGAGAAGGGGGCCGAACATATATACGCCCAGACATAAAATCAGTATGTAGAGAATTATCATAGCTTGAAAATTTTGATAAAGTTACTTAGAATTGACTTTGTAAACAAGTACGTCGGTCATAAGGGAACCTATTTTGACCGTCAGCTCCTTCAGAGTCTCGAGGGTGTCCTGATACCCGAGCTTCGTCGCTTCCTTCAGCTCCGGAGTAAGCTCTTCGTACCACTTGTCGAGCGGTTCTCTGACCTCGATTATACAGTTATTCAGGAGTGCGTAGAGCATTTCGTCGTAGATCTGATTATTCTTCATAGCCTGCCCTCCTTATCTTTGACAACATAAATCATCTGCAGCAAATACAAGCACTTCAGAGAACAGGGCTGCAAGGCTGTTCTTTGCCTCGGAAAGACTGTCGGAGAATAAACCGAACGTATTTTCAAGCTTGGCCCGTCTGTCTGCCGGGAGCGCCCTGTACCAGCTGTCGAAAGTCTTCTCCATACGGTCGAGTGTCTGAAGGTTCATACCGAAAGAAACGATATTGTCGGTAGTTATAATCTTCTTCTTCATAGCCTGCCCTCCTATACTGCTTCTGCGAATAATACAGGCTCCTTCTTCATCTTCTTGGCGGCGGCTGTGTGGGCCTCGATCTCGCGAGCTGCTCTCTCTTCTGCTATTCGCTGGTGCTGAAGATACTTCAGATTCGCTTCTTCCTGATACAGGAGGCGCTGAATGACAGAGAACATTTCTTCGCACTCCTGCATAGTCTGAGGGTTCAGAGGACATCCGTTTTTCGAGGCCGCGTCCTTCATCACGATAAACAATGATTTGAGATAGCCTGCTCCTTCGATCAGTTCGCTGATCGCGTTCTTTGCAGCCTTGACCGCTGCAGTAGAGAATTGTTTCTTTTCGTTGTAAGGCATAACGATAAGTATTAAATAAAAAATCCAGTCTTTACGGAGTGCCTTACATACCAAACCTTGCGGCGAAGTACAGTCTCAGCTTTCGCATTCGACCTCCTGACTGGAAAATTATATATTTCTATTGTTGAGTATCCGGTATTCCGGCGCCGCGAATAGAAATTATTTTGATATGTAAGGCGTTTCAAAGGTAGGTATATTTTCTCAATCTGCAAACGATTTGGGAAAAATATATGTGAAAAAATCTCCGGACTTGTGCGATTTTTCGTGCAAGTCCATATATAAAACGGCTCTACAAGCACCTGTATAGCCGTTTTATATATTTATAGACTTGTGACAAGAATTTTTCCTTAACATCCGACTTCGGCCTGAAGTCTCCTGAATTGTTCTGCGTAGATATCTACCTCCTTCAAGGATAAAGGCTTTTCTCGGCGGTCGAACGTATAAAAAAGTGTGCCCTCTAGACGTAGGCGGTTTCCTGGCTCCATAATGATTCTTGACGTGGTGTGTGAATTTACGGCGAAGTGCTGTATAAACGTCTCTAGCGATATATTATGCTTTCCCATAAATTCAAGGCAGCCGGATATGATTTTACGATCGACCTCTCTAGGATCATCGTTCAAGAGTGGAGAGCGGAGCGTTTCCAGAGGCGGAAGGTTTATCCCTGTTATCATAGCTTTGCGTTTTCTGCAAATTTAATCATTATTCGCAGATTCGCGGAATTGGGCTGCGACTTCTTCGGTAAATCCGTACATCAGTCTTTCGGCTATGGAAGCGTAAGCTCCGAATACATACCGGTTATGTATTTTCCGGGACTTCCTTCGCCTTCCTGCGGATCCGCGCTTTTTGATATCCAGATAGCGTTCATATATCGGGTGCGTGAGAGTGAGCTGGTCGGAGCTGGTCCTGACGAAGCGGTTCGTCCGGAGATTGCCGGTACGGGAATGAGTGACGCGCTCGATCTGCTGTGTCTGATAGCCGAGCATTTTCCGTCCCTCTTCGTGGAGAACGTCCTGTATGAATCTCTCTTTTACTCCCATTATTCAAAGTTAAGCTCTATACTCCAGCCGATCCAGCCGCCGAATATGGAAAGCTCCGGAGTGATATCGTATGAAGTGAGCTCCAGTCCCAGAAGTGACGTCGCGCAAGTCGGATTATCTGTCGAGTGCTCGATAGCGCTCAGAACATCGGAGACGAGCTCGAGAAGATCTCCGTACTGTCGGTTCTCTTTGTTTGCTGTCCTGCCGTTTCCGAGTCCCTTGTCAAGAACAAAGATGACGGCTCCGAGGGAGTCTCCTCCGCTGGAGTGCTGAAGCTCCGGACGGCTCGTCACGATCTGAAAGCCGGCGGCGGAGTTGAGCTGTTCGGTCGCGTCGGCTCCGTTGGTCGTGAATTTCGCTACGATACTTCCGATTTTGAGTGTCTCGAGGAAGTCGGACAGCTTACGAAGTTTTTTTACTGTTGGATTCATTCTTCTTGTTCTCTTTATAATTGGTCCACATTATCGAGAAGATCCTGAAGAGAGGCTCCTCTTCGACGCGGTCGATATTGCCGATTACGTTATCTCGCGAAAGCTGGACGAGAAGGTCGTTCCAGCCGAATTTCATTCCGGATCCGCCGGAGTCTCCGGAATACAGGCTGCTGAAGGATATCGTTTCCCCGTCAATAACGACGGACTCCTTCTGAAGGTAGTTCACGCAGTTCGAGAAAAACATCATAATCATATTTTTCTGCCAGCTCGGAAGCTTGGAAACTGCCTTGACATCTTTTTCGAAAGTCGCCTGGCTGACGGGCTGCACTTTGCGTCCGGCTCTGTTGGCGGTTCTGCTGACAGGTCGGTACAGGTGCGCGATACATTCGTTCAGATCCGCTTCGTCGTGGCTCTCGAAGAAGGCGCTCAGAGCTGCGAAGGCGTGACGGAATTCTCCGAAAGTAAGATCCTGGAGAAGATCAGCCGGACCTGTCAGGAGCGGGCCGAGATTGCTCCTGACTGCCGGCAAGGAGTTACGGATAGAGTTGTATGAAAGACGCGGAACTTCTCCGGACTCCTCTTCTTTAAGGAGAAAGTCGAGGCAGGAATGGCAGAGCCAGTGAGTATTCTCGCTTATCTTCCTGGCTGCAGAAGGCTTTCTGATACTTAATTTAACGTACTTTTTAAGGGATTTTATACCCAGAAGGAAGTAGAGGACTCTTATATTAAATTCCAGCGGAGAAGCGCCGGTTCTGATACATCTGTCGTATGTCTTGAATACGAACCGTACCTGTTCCGGCGTCATTTCGTCCCAGCTGGAAGGAATCGATATCGTTTGCCCTGAAGGGTGGAAGGTTATTTCTGTCATACACTGAAAAACTTGTCTTTTTTATTGGCTTCAGGAATAAGGCTCCTATCTGCTGCCGGATTAACCTTCTTGACTTCGGTCGCTACGACATTATACGCGAACCGTGCGCCCTTCTTGAAATTGCGTTTCGTCCGCTCGATTTCCTCGAGGGTTGCCAGCTGTTTCTCGTTGTTTCCCTGATAGGAAGGGGAGAACTGTCTGGATATCTCCAGAGGGAAGATACTGAGGGACCAGCGCCCGAGAGCTTCAGCCAGGGCTGACAGGACGATATATACGTATGTTTCCTCGATCTCCGGAAATTCGTCGGTTCCGAGAAGGGCTCCGAGCCTGGCTTCGGCTTCGGATATGAGCGGAATCAGCTTGTAGAAGGTGTAGAGGCTTCCGTTTACAGGATAGACTCTTTCGAATATCTCAAAGTCCTTCAGGAAGAGCTTCTCGCGACTTTTTGCAGCTGTGGAATCTTTCCAGTATTCCGGCTGCTCTTTATCTAGGTAGCGAAGCACCTGATCGAGCGCCCTGTAGTGTCTTTCGGTAAGGTCGCGGTCGTCCCTGTCTATCATCCACTCAAAAGGAAGCTTCTCGTTTTCATCGACCTTCAGCTTTCGTCCGGTTTCTCCGTGAGATAAGCCGGTATTCTTTGCAAAGTAGGTTAGGGCTTTCGTCGCTACGGCTCGCTGAACCAGGCGTACGATCTCTTCTGAGGATCCATCCTGATACAGTCTTTCGGCTTCAGCGATTGCTCCTCCCAGTAGTGGCGAAAGGCTGGCTATTGCGTCGGCGATATCGTTCTCTATAACTTCGAACTGCGTCGAAGCTTTGAACGTACCTGTAAGCTTATACAGCTCCTCGGAGCCTCGATTATCTTTATTAAACAGCATATTATTCGTTTTTAATTCGGTTCGAAGAGCTTACCTGTTCCTCTGTCTTGACGGATTTATGATAAAATCCGAGGCGGACGTTCTTGTCTGGAAAATTGAAGGCTATAGCCTGATTTATTCCTTCCAGAATGATAGAGTAAGGGATTTCTGTATCAGTGTTCAGATACAGCTTGAAGGCGTAAACGAGTTCGGATCCGGAGGCGAGCTTTCCGTTTACGATTACGTTTGACAGTGACGGATGAAGCCCCATTCCTGAAGTGATCGCTGAAGTCGAAGCCTCTGATATCTTCAGCTGGGCGTCGATAAAGTCTTTCATCTTCTGGTCCACCGGGTCAATTTTCCAGCTCTGAAGGTGTCCTGTCTCGTCTGGAAAATCGACAGTGTGAAAAAGCTTTCCGGCGTTCTCTTTGCCGGCGAGAACTTCCGTCATATTACGAAGGAGCTGTTCGGTCAGTTCGGAGATCTTCTCGTCGAGCTCTTCCTCGCTAAGGGTCGGATTTGCGTTGCGGAGGGCGTCTTTCTTGTTGTCCCAGTATGAAGCCGGACTGTGGACGTGATATGCCAGGTTGATAGAGTTCTCTGTTACATATTTGAAAATTACAGGAATCTCGGAGCCTCGCAGGATCCAGCGGAGGGCTCCCCAGAACTGAGGTACGGAATAGAAGTCTCTCGAGAACGAATATAAGTGATTATACGCGGCGGAGACGGGATATTTCGCAGGATTGCGAGGGTCATAGACCGGATATCGCGATATTCCTGTATTGACGCAGGAGTTTTCGAAGTCTCCTACGAAAATATCCTTGACGTCCTGCAGATCTCTTGTATCTACCCAGCCGAGACGGGCGTTCTTTGCCTTAATGTGGACGAGTTTTGCGATACGCTTGTTTCGTCCGATACGGTGTCCGCGCTCGAGGTGTACGGAATGAAAGAATCCTCCGAGGTGCAGATAGTCGATAATGCAGCCTCTCAGATATTCCTCGTAATTCCAGCTGTTCAGCCAGTCCTCGACTTCCTGATCCTTTACCCAGACCTCTGTAATTTTGCCTCCGTCAAATCCAAGCTGGTACAGGTGCGGTCCCTGGCCCCATAAGAGCCCGAGCTGTCTGTTAATGATGCCGGGGACGAGGTTATTATCGCCGACTACGTCTCTGATATAGGTCGGGAGGGTGTTGTACGGGCCGTAAGGAACGATCTTAGCCTCTCCGATATATTGAGGACCGGTCTCCCAGCTTTTTCTAGGATCCCAGTTTAACGGTCCGAGCGTCTCTCCGATCGAGTCGCTCATACGGTTGGAAAGCACAAATACGCGACCGTCCTCGAGGTGTGCCGCGTAAGAGTGTTTCGATATCTTCTTTATCTGTGTCATTGGAGTTTAACTGTTTGGCTGTTGAAGGTCATAAGGAGGGGCTGATAAAAGAACCGGCTCTTCATTGTGTCGAGATCCAGATAGCGCTCCACGAATTCGGCGTTTTCGTGGTATTTCGCGTCAGGTCGTTTCAGGAGACGGGCGCGCCTGACATTGATAATCCCGTCGCTAGTACCTTTCGTCAGATTGCAGGACATAAAGGTAAAGGAGAAGGGTTTGTTTTCTTTCGACAGGCGTCGCATTTCGTGTATAGCGCTATATAGATCCATATTGCAAAGTTCATATATTGAGCTCTGGAAGTAAAGGACAGAGCCCTCGACCGAAAGGGCTGACAGAAGGGCGGAATAAAATCCGAAAAAAGCCGATTCTATATGCTCAAAAAGCTGATAAAACGCCATTTGTGGATATAGAATAAGGGCTAACGGGTTTTTAATTAGCGAGATAGGCAAAGGGCTTCTGTTTTGCGCTTTCTTTCAGCGGAAGAAGAGCCCGGCCCGCGCTCTTCTTCGTTTGCAATCGCAAACGGTCCGGAAAGGTGATATATGGCAGGCTAGGCTTTTGTCGAGGTGACGTCCGCTGCGGTCGCAGCCGCGTGAGAGCGGTTTTTCACGATCTTGCGACGCTCCTTCGACATAAGTAGATATTTGAAGCTGTCTGAGGGGTTGGTGGACTTCATAGGAAGCTCCGAAACTGGGAGCTTTTCGGACGATTTGTCTTTATGAATGATCCCGTCCTTTACTTTCGTCCGAGCCATTTCCAGAGAAGCCTTCAGCTCTTTGCAGGCGTAGGCGTCTATACGGATAACAGGGAGGCGAGGGTTTGTCTCGCTCATAATGACCTGCATAAAGTTGTATTCCTCCGACTGGTAAATAGTGTCCTGAGACTGTGACATCAGGTGTACGACCCAGCCCGTACGAAGTCCCTTCTCATTATATTCGATAGCCTTCTTCAGTTCGGATATCTGGTCTTTGTTCACGCTCTTATACGAGTTTCCGGCGCGGTCGTAGTACAGGAACAGGACTTTCATCTTCATAGGGGCGAAGTATTCCCGGAACTTCTTTCCGAGGTCTGCGATATACTCCGGGGCTAGGGTGTATAAGAATTTCAATACGCGGAGGGCGTCCGCCTTTCCTTCCTTTCCTTCCTGGGCTATGCTCATTGAGCACATATTACCAAAATCGACGCCGCCTATTATGGGCTTATCAAGGTTAAGATATTTCAGTATGCGGCAGTCCGGGCGGTCTCTGAGCTGGAGAAGATCGTAGGCGTCTTCATTGATTCCGTCAAAATAAAAGTGCTTCTCCTTTAATCCTGCATAGAACCTGTCTCCGGATTCCAGACGCGGCTTCATCGAGAGGATAGCTGTCTTTGTGTCCGGGAGTCCTGAAGCCAGAGCGTCAGCGAACCAGTCGGCTGTAAGGATATCGGCGTTTACATACGAGGAGGCTCTGATATAGAAGGTCGAGGCTGTCTTCTGCTTCCTGCTGATCTGCCAGCGAGCGCGCCAGCGGTTCGCCGTGCGTTGCTTCTTCCTGCAGTCTTCCAGATCTGCAGGATCCTTCGTCTTCAGATATTTCTCTTTCGCCGCTACGAATTCGTGAAGGGCTTCGTTATATACGAGGCCGACCTGAAGCACCTGAAGGATAGTTTCGACGTTCATATTTTTCGCTTCCTTCTGGAGCCAGTCGTACTCTCCTATATGCGAAGTGTCGGCGAGGTCGGAGGTAAACATTACGCCGCGATAAAATATGCTATGCCCGTATTCGGCGTAGTAGCCTCGATTTGCCTTCAGGAGGTTGGCGATCTTCTGAGGGTGGAAGTATTTCGCCTCGTCGCCGAAGACGAAGACGTACGAAGCTCCTGCAAGCGACGAAGGTCTATCGAGAGAGCCGAACCGGATGTTCAGCCCTGTATAGAAGATTATTGTACGCTTATAAGAGACGAGTTTGTTAAAGGGTTTCCAGAAGTGTTTCCGGAGCCATTCCGGGAGGCTGGCCTTCTCTTTGTCTGTAAAAGTCGGGGGCTCCTTCTCTACGACAAAGTGAACTCCTTCGATATATCCTTTTCGCTCGAGTCCCTCGAGAACAGAGGGAAGGATATTTGTCTGGAGGTTTGTAAAGGTGTCGGCTACCCAGGCTACAGGAGCGCCGGGCATATCTTCGATAAGATCTATCAGGCGCTCGCACTGTACGTCAGTGGTCTTCGCGGATCCTCGTCCGAGCTCGACGTAACTCTTACGAGCTCCTACGAGTGATATCAGCTGGGCGAATTTATTCTGGTATTGCACCGAAGCGACCTCGGATTTTTCGCTAACTTTCTTCCTGTGTGACATTCTGCAGTAATTTTGTTATATCGACATCTTCTACGCCGGCCTCCATTCGGAGACGGGTCTTTTCTGATTCCGGAACGTCCTCGAGGGCGTCGATCTGAGCGGCGAGGATATCGCGGTTTGCGGCTGGAAGTCCTATCGCCTCCGGAGTCAGAGAAAGAAGTCTGTAGGTCTTCATATATTGAGCGGCTGGAAGCGTCTGTTCGTCCGGCTCGTTCAGCCCGAGAAGCTTGGATCTTTTCTCCAGGACTGAAGCTGCGAGGGCGTAGTCTTTTGTCGTCGTTGCTTTTTCCAGTATGGAATGATAGAGGGTGTCGAGCTGGTCGGCTGTGTGTCTCCGGAGGGATTCCTTCGTATTGTGACGCCCGGAGTTGAACATTTCTATCGCATTGGCGTATAGCTCGGAGGCATATTCGAAGCTTAATGAGAACGGCGGAGTCGTCAGGATCTTAATTGTCTTCCGCTTTCCGTACTGGTGGTCGAAGGAGTGGATTATCTGAAGGAGATCGAGATAAGTCTGTTCCTTTACAGACAAGTTGCCGGGCTCGTCGGATTCGAAGTATCTCTGAATCGTCTCGAAGATATCGGATTTCTCGGCGGCTCCGAACAGATCCAGCTTCGTATGCTTGAAGGATCGGTCTCTCATTATATCCTTGAACTCTTTGACTGCAGAAAGATTTCCTCCCTTTGCGTCGTTGAAAAGACGGGATTCTATTTCGTACTGTCCCTGCAGTTCGCCGCGACGAAGGATCCTGGAGACTTCACTGTCCGGAGACTCCAGCTCCTTTTTCAGAACGTGTCTGTCCCAGCCGAAAAAAGTTGCTATCTCGTCGAGTCCCCAGCGTAATTTCCCTAGCTCGAGGAGCTCTTCTCTTTGCTGATCGTCAAGGATTATCAGCTCGGATGTTCTCGTAATAGAAGTCGTAGATTTGTTTGTCATTACAGAGAGTATATTGTTCGTTATATGCGTTTTCGGAGAAGTTTCCGGAGCCGGTTATCGTTATGTAAGCTCCGGCGGTCTTTGCCAGGAGTACCTTCGAATGATTAAAGCCGAAGCCGACTGTAATGTTCTGCCGGCTGTTCGCCTGGGCTTGGATCAGGTCGATATTCTTTGCGTTTATTCTCTTGGCGTAGCTGGCTATATAGAAGTAGATTTCTTTGATATCGCCGGTATCATACCAGCGCATTATCGTATTTATGCTTGTGGCGCCTATTGAGTAGGTCGATATCGTCAGGCTTTCTATTGCTCCGAGGTGTTTAATGATCCAGAGAATAAAAGCCATTGTATTGAATTGATTTGTAGTCCAGACGAAAGCGACTTCGCCCGGAACAGGGATTTTTAAGTTTTCCTCGATCTTTGCGACCTTTGCCGTCTGCAGGGCTTCATATCTGGCGAGCTTTGCGGCGGATTTCCCTTCGAGCGTATTCTCGAATTCGGTTTTAGGAGCCTTCTTTTTGCCGGGTTCGCTCGAGGGTTCTTTGGGCTCCGGAGTCTTTAGATCAAAAAGTCCCATATCAGTATTTCTTTTCTTCGTAGTCAGTGATAAGCCGCTCGACTTCTCGGAGCTGCCGGGTCTTGGATGCTATCCGCTCCTCTCGTTCTATAAGGAGGTGGGGCTTATCTCCCTTCGCGATTTCATTCTTCGCTCTCCATATCGCGCCCTCGAGATTTTTTTTGCGGCGGACGAGCTCGAGGACCGGGAGTGTACGAAGCTCGCTGATTCTTTCCATTTCAGAGAAAATCGGGTGTTTCCCGAGGATTTTTCTGTGTTCCTGGTAATAAGTAAATTCGGAGATTATTTTCCGATTTTGCTTATAATTTTCTATGATTTTTTTTGCTGTTGCGAAGCACTCTTCGGGAGTGGTGCAGGAGGTTAGCTCCTGGTGCGCGGATGTATAGTTATGATAAGCTGTAATTTTATCGGCGGCAAGGATCTTCAGCTCGAGCGGACAGTCGGGTTCCGAAAGGAAAGCCCAGTCTTTTCTGAAGGTTCTGACGGCTACGACGGAGACGTCTTTCATAACTCCGGAGGCGAAAGGTTTCAGAGCTTTCTCGAGGAGAAAGCTATATCGGCTCGGATTGAGTTTTACGAGGCGCTCTGTCGTCGGGTTGGGTGCCAGTTTAGAAAGAAGCCGGAGTCCTTCGTCGGCTCCGGCTCCATTCTGTAACCATTGATCTACAGGATTCATTTGTTAAAGGTCTGCTCGAGTACCGGAATAATAGCTTTGAATCCCTCCGGATTCGAAGTGATGAACTTCTTCTGGACGAGAGCCTCTATTACTACGTGCTCGCAAGGGTTAGCCCTGTTTACAGGCGTTACATAGTTTCCGTGAAGGAATGATACGACGGTAGGGCGCGGCCTGTGCTCTTTTACGTACATTTCAGCGAAAGCTTCTGAAAGCACATCCGGACGGGTGCTGTCGTCGTAAAGAACTTCGAGCTTTTCGAGCACCTCGATAGCTGAAGATTTGCGGATTACCATAGGAAGGCCGCTGTCGTACTTCTTCTTGCCGTTCTTATTGACGTACACTGTTGTAAGTCTCATAGCGTCAAGATCCACGCCGCCACAAGGAACGCAGCCGCAAGGGACGGCGATAAACTCTTCCGGAATTGCAGGATCCGCGAGCGCTTCAGTCACGAGCTGAAGGAAGGATCCTAGATTTGTGTCTGAGGATTCAGCGAATACTACAGTAACGTCTTCAGGGACGTTCTTGTAGATCTTCTCTACGATATCAGTCGCTCCAGGATATATTCCTACGACTATCACAGTCTTCGCTTTCGCGAGCTCTTCGCTGTATTCATCGCGTTCCTGGTCTGTTTCCTCTGTTGCCTGAATGGAGGCTGTCGGAGCTGGTACAGTTTCGACAGCTGCAGCTGCAGCGGTATCAGGTGCTACCGCTGCGGCTGTAGTCTGCTCTTTTTTCATTATGCGCCCTCCTGTACTGCTGTGGCTTCAGCTGCTACGGTGACATCTTCTCCGTTGTAGGTTCCAGCAAGGAATTTTCCTGCGATTTCCTGAGCGAAGTCGAATTTACGCTTTACGGTCTCCTTGTTGTTGGTGTTCTCGACTGAGAGTACCATAGGATTACACTTCGAGCCGTAAATCTTGGTCTTGCCGGCTGCTGTGCCGTCGCACTGCTTTACGAGGATTACGAAGCCTTTGTTTGCGGCTACCTCTGTGAAGTTATTGATCTCGTCTGAGTCGCCAGGGTGCTCGAACGATACCTTCTGCTTGTAGCCTTTAGCGTCAGCTTCTCCAGAGAGCTCGAAGCCCTCCTCGATTGACGAAGGAGTAGCGTAGATCTTGACGGCCTCTGCTCCCTCTTTGAGAGTGAGATTTCCTTCAGTAGCTACATTTCCGACCGTCCTCGTAGGTTCTGACTGGATGTCCTCGACGTCCACGAGAATAATGTTCGGATCTTTAGGGATAGCGCAGCCTGCGCCGTCGCCGTTTTTAGGGATTGATACTTTCTTATACATAACTGTTCGGATTAAGATTTAAGGTCTTAAAACAGAGGGCTAGGCGCCCTCTGTCTCTTCTACGTTAGTCGCCTCTGCGTCTGTACCGTGCTCCCAGCTGTCGCCGTAGTTCTCGTCAGAAACTACCGCCTCAGAAGGGACGTATCCTGCAGGAATCGAAGCGAAGACAGCCTCTGCGATTGCGAAGCCTACAGAGAGAGAATACTCTCCGAAGATCTTAACGACGTAGTCTGACTTCTGGATATCGTTGATACAAGAGTCAGCCTTCGCGAGATCTACGAGCTGGATAAAGTTCTCTTTCGGTGTCGCGAAGAGGATTGGAGAGTTATACATAGACTCCAGGGCGATAAGGGTAAACTTCGAGAAGCGTACCTGATTTCCGACTTCCGTTCCGGTGTACTTACCGTAAACGTCGTAGTCTGCCTTCTTGTATGCCTCGAGGAATTCGCGAGAGCAATATACAGGAAGGTTCTTCGCGAAGAGAGGCGAGATCGCCTTCGTGAACTTATCGACGTAGTCGAGGAGCGCCTGTCCTGAAAGCTCGAGGACGTTCTGGGCGTTCTTGTAATAGTTGAACTTAGCTCCGGCTGACTTACCCTCGACGAGGATAGTCTCGTAGCCGTCCATAGACTTGACAGCTGCAGAGCCTTCGTCTCCAGTCTTCGCGCCCTCTACCTTCTCGTACTTACCCTTTCCGATCATAGAGAAAGTGATATCCTCTGTAACCTTTGGAAGGATGTGATTTGTGATAATGTAGAGAACGAGCGGCTGCTGATCCGGAGCCTTGCCCTGGTTATACAGGTCGATAAGCCAAGAGTCGATAACCTCTGTAGGGTCGATTTCGACGTTAATCTTGTGACGGCGGTACTTGATCTCCAGAGGTGTGAACTTAGTCGTACCCTTCGGAGTCCAGCGGTTGGTAAACTGCTGAGAGACTTCTCCCATAATTGCAGAGGCACCGATAAAGTCGCGGCCCTTTGAAAGGCGCTGCGTCATATACTTCGCGTCTGGGAAGCCGTTGTAAATTCTCTTAAGGAAGAGGTCGAGCTTTGCGCCCTGCGGCATAGCCATAGTGAACTCCTGCTGGAGGTCTGTAATGTCGATTCCGCCGGCGAGGTTGAAGTCTGCAGGATTGCCTGAAGTAAGGGCTGCTATTACTGCAGCATTGTGGCGAGCCTGCGCGTTGATCTTGAAGCCAGCTGTCTTCTTTGCGCTAGTCTGAACAGCTTTAGGCTGCGGCTGTGGCTCCGGCTCTGCGGAAAGAGTGTTTACGACAGCCTGAAGGTCCTTGACTTTTGCCTGAAGGCCGGAAATGATCTGATCCTTCTGAGCTGCTACGCCGGCGACTGCTGCGTCGAAAAGGTTTGTACTTTCCTCGAGCGAGGCGGCCTCGTCGAAGGTGGTAGATTCGAGCTTCGCGAGGAACTCGTCCCCGAAACGCTCTTTGATCCTGGAGCGCTGCTCCTCTGTGAGCTGAATCTTTCCCTCATTGAGAGAGAGATTCTCCTGACCAAACATCGTCGCGATCAGCTTGCCGACTTTGGTGTCTGAAAGTTTCTTTTTCATAAAACAGGTATAATTATGAGTTATTGATTTCGGCCCTTATAAACACGTTTTCTATGCACTCCTGAAGAGAGAGCTGTCCGTCTGCCAGTCCTACGGATATAGCGTCTTCCGTGTAGAACATAGCTCCAGAGAGGACGCCTTCTGCCTCTGTATTCAGATTCGGACGTCCCTTCTCTACAGCGGCGCGGAATCTTGAAACTAGGGCTGAAAGCTCCTTTTTCATTGAGTCGTAGCGACCTTCCAGGGCTTCGCGTACAGCCTTGTTTTTGTCGCCGGACTCGTCGGCATATACATATATGATTTTTTCCCCGGTCTGAAGATTCGTACGATTGTCAAGAACGGAGGCGTAGGCTCCGAGGGAACCTATCTCAGACATTTCGTTATCCATATATACGGCGTCGCACTGCGAGGCAATCCAGAGAGCGGCTGAAGCGCACTGGTCGCAGTGTGCTATGATCGGCTTTCCGAGCGAGCGGACGAACCATATAGCTTGTACGAGCGGCATAATGGAATTAGCGGCTCCGCCCGGAGAATCCACATCCAGGACGAAACCGATTACGTCTTCTCGAGCCGCGAATTCTTCCAGAGCTTCAGCGAGGGCGAGAGTTCCGTCGTTGCTGCAGTTCCAGTATTTCGTAGTAGCACCGTGAAGAGGAATTACTACGACTTTCTTCGCCTCGATATCTGGCTTCTGGAGTGTATCTTCGTAGTCTCCGGAGTCAGTATAAAGGCGAGGCTTCGCCGTGTTTTCGTCGGCGCTGATTGTTTCGCGGTGGATGAAGGCTTTTGCATAAGGAAGCAAGGCTTCGGCGTCACGCAACAGCCAGAGCCCTCGAAGGATATCGAAGGCTAGCTGTGTGTTATTTTTGTAGGGTTTTGGATCCATTTCTTACTTTTTTTACAAAAGTATGAGTATGGATCCGGCAGGGAAAGGACAGTCGTTATTCCGGATATTCCCATTTGCAGCTCGCTTCGAGATAGCCTTTGTCCGTAATGGTAAGGGCTGCCGGAATGTCATTCGTACCTACGATCTCGCGCGAACCGTCGTCGAATTCGACAACTAGGGAAATGTTTCTGTCTATTCCTTCGGGCTTCTCGTATAGTTTGAAAGAGAGTTTGACGGTACGGAGGCGCCCGGGGCCCTTCTTCTCGGACTCTGAGCTGAAGGTTCCTGAAGCTGGTATCATAGGGACGTTATACCAGCTTCCTGGCGTATTATCCAGATCGGAAAAGAGGATTCGGGAAATTATCTTCTTCATATTACCGTAGATCTATTTGATTCCTAAACTCCCAGTATCGGACCTCTGTAATAGTTACGTCTTCTCTTTCGTCTCCGTCAAGGCCGTAGTGACCGTTCGGAATTTCGATATAAGCGTCGTCGGGTGCGTTCATAAACGCCTCGTTTTCCAAAAGTTGTTTCTTTGTCATATTGTTATTGTTTATCGGTTATCCCTGTGTCGTCGAGGGTTTCATTCAGGTAATAGATACGACGGAGAAGAAGCTTCATAGTTCTTTTCCGCTTGGTGGCTTCCTGGCGATAGATACGTTTATGTAGGGCTTCGTCAGGATCTGAATTAAATAGCTTGCGCGAAGTGACGAAAGCGTCGATAATCTCCTTTTTCTGCATACCGCAGCCCTCCGCCTTCTGATAATAAGAGTAGAAGTCTATGTCGAAAAGGGCCTTCAGCCCGGCGTTAAGGCGGTCGGCGTCTCCCTTTGAAAAGTACAGGAACTTATTATTCAGCGTTTGGGTAGTGTTGCTCATAGGAAGCTCGAACTCGAGGACGAAGTCTCCAGCTGGTCGGGCTACAGGGCGCTCTGATATCCTACAGTGTGATATCAGGAGTTTTCCGAAGCTATGACTCTCGGAAACCTTACAGGGACCGTCCGGAGTGGCCGGAGGAAAGAGATATCGACAATAATCTGTAAGTAGCTCTGTTTCGAGCTGGAGAAAGACGGTCATTTTTTGTCTCAAAATATATAGGATATGTATTTTTGCCAACTACACGAACTACATTTTGTAACTCCTTATCCCTCATTACTTTAATAGAACTACATTTGTAGTTTTGTAGTAGTTTTGTAGTTCAAATGTAGTTTCAGCCGGAGTTTTGTAGTTTTTTGTAGTTTTTGTGCAGTTCGAAAACTACATTTTTTTTATGCTTAACTCACTGACTGATAGTGTTGTAGTTAGTTGTAGTTAGTGTAGTTGCACTTTTTACAATCCTGTAGAGAGAAACATATACAAAGATAGCGATTTTTGTTGAATCAAAGATTTAAGTAAGGTAATTTATTAAATTATCACTTAATTTCTTATCTTTGTAAAACCTTGTTTCTTTCTCCGATTTCATATTGAACTGTTAGTTAAAAAATAGAGCACCTTGTGAAAGGCGCTCTATTTCGTATTATTTTCGAGGTATTTTTGGTATTCTGCTTCCGATTTGGGACTTCGTTTTATTTGGTCGGCTGTATCTTGCTTGAAGGTTATGTTTATTTCTCCGTCCAGGTATAGAATACAGAAAAGTCCTACAGTGTAGGCGGCTTCTTTTTCCGAGGCTCCTGGTCGTACGTAGTTATACCAGCGTTCAAGCTCGAGCGTTTCGAACCAGGCGCGGAAATTATCCCGGTCTTGCAGGATCCTTTTCTTATGCTCCTTCCTGAAAGCTTCGATCTGTGAATCATAGTATAGTAAGTATCGGCTATAATTTGCCATTAGTCGTTATCGCTGAAGTTTATGACAGGATATGATTCCGGCGATCTATCTTCTTCCTCTTCTTCGTAGGCTGCTCCGGATATGACATTTATATCTATTCCGTAGAGCTCGCGGATCTTGTCGTAGTCAAAGATCATCGCAGTAGTGACCTTCGACTTGTTACTGTCAGAAGCCGAATAGCCTTGCGGAGTGTCGGGAACTTTGAACCTCATCGAGCCGACGGTTCCCATAAATTCGGACGAGTGCGTAAGGTAGAAGCTCAGAGTTTCCGGCGGAATACTCTTTACGTCTGATTCCCTGGCTGCTTTTCTATACAGCTGTGCTATCCTGTTGAAGCTCATAAAGAGATATGTCTTTCCCTGCTGGAGGATAATCGGATTCTTGCTCTCTTTAATCTTTAGCTCCCTGCCATTCCCTATCTTGATTCTGTAGTCTATTTCGCTCCAGATCTGGCGGCTGGTAACGAGTATCTCTATAGAATTCCAGAAGCCCGAAAGCTCGTTGTTCTGGAGGGTCTTCGCGTTCTGATCGCAGCACATTTCAGCGCAAATGTTCAGCATTTCGTCGTATGACATTGGAAGATCTAGATACTGATTCAGGCACCGGAACGCAGAAAGGACGACAGCCCAGTTTCGGAGGGTTCTGTCTTCGATGTTGTTCTCTCGGACTTTGTCGTTAAGGTCTGTAATTGCGTCGTCCCAGGCTGCTCTGAATTTGCCCTGGAACTGGTTCCTATACTGAAGGATCTCGGCTGTCAAATGAGTAAGCCCTCGCTTCTCGATAAGCTGGAGCTCCTCGAAATTCTTCTTCTCCTGGTCGCTGAATTGGGACTTCGTGAACGTCAGGAATATAAGTCGGTTAAAGAGTGCGATATCGGCTGTAGGCATTTCTTGTCCCGAAAGGATTACTCCACAATCTACGGCGGTCGTTTCTCGGCGCTTGTCATTATCGAGGTTCATTCTGGATCTTCCGGCTCCGTCCCAGAGTCCTTTCAGAAATTCGCGCTTCTCGAGGTCGAGGTTATTCTTATATTCGTCGATATGGACGAGGGCGTTCGATACCTCGGCCACAGCTTCAGCTAGCGCTGCCTTCGTGGTGTTATTTATATTCGGAGCTATGTAGTCAGATATAAAGAAGGACGTGAGGGCGTGTCCTAGCTGTGTTTTACCTGTTCCTTTGGGTCCGAATAGGTTAAGCATTGGAAAGCTTGTAGTTACAGATGTTACGATATCTTTGAATAGCGTCGCGAGAAGGAAGGATATTCCGATTTTTGCATTATCGCCGAATACCGTTATAAGCCTTTCGCAGAATTCCCTCAGAGATATATCATTTGTCTTCGTAAAGGCAAATTTCCTCATAAGCTGATATCCTGATACATTGTCCTGAGTGTCGAGGGCGTTTCCCGGAAGATAGTATTTGTTTCCTCGGATCGTGACAATACCGAATTTATCGACAGCTTCAAATTTACCGTCAGCAAGTCCGCCATTTCCCCAAGCATAGAAGCCGTATCTTTTCTGCCAGCCTAGCTGTCGGATCTCGTCAGCTGACGCCGTGCCGTTATAAAGATATTTCTTCAGAGTGGTAAGCTCTGGCTGTCCGGCTTCCCAGACAAAGTTCCCGGCTGACTCCGTGCGAGTCTTGAAGTCGGTAAATGATACCAGTTCCGACTGATTGAATTTTACTACACATTCCTGCCCGGATTGATTCTTCATATTGAAGATCCTTCGGGCGTTTTTCTCGTCGCGGATATGCAGTATAGGTATGAGGACGAAGTTACTCCAGCGTTTATTCCCTCCTTTATCTGAAGCGCCGTAGTAACAGTTATCCCGAACATAGAAGCCGTATTCGGCGGCCATATCTTCGGCTCCTTCTTCTTTTAAGTTCTTACGCTCGAGGGCTGCTTTCGCCTTGTTATATTCGGCCCTCCATATCGCGCCTCCGGGAAATTTCTTCGACTTCGAGAAGTCTGTCAGGTACATTTCGACGACGCTCTCGTTTCTTACGTTTGCGATAAGTCCTGCGACCTCTTTTATTGCTTTGGATATCTCAGCTTGCGAGGTTAATCCGTTAAGCTGCTTTTCAGCGATCCAGGGAATAAAGTCGTATGTATTGTTCGCGTAGCATTCCGCGAATTCGTGCTGGCGCGTCTGGAAGTATTCGTCTGGATCCTTCCCTTCCGGAAGTACCATTACGCGGACGTTTAGTCCATTCTGCAGAAGTAGCCTTCCGTTCTTTTCTACAGCCTTGACGCCTGCGTCGTCGGTGTCTCCGACGATAACGACTGTCTGAGCTCTTCTCTGCAGCTCGTGTATTTGATCTATCGTGAGGGCTGTTCCTAGAGGCGCGACGGTATTCCTCTTTCCGATCTGGTGGAGTCGGATCGCGTCCGGATTGCCCTCGACCAGGAAGACAGTTTCTTCTGTTGCTATTTCCCTATAGCCTTGATAATACCCGAAAAGGAATTTCCCTTTCGTGAAGATCTCAGTTTCCCCGGTGTTCAGGTATTTTGCTATTCCGTCGCCTTCTCCTATATATCTTCCGGAGAATCCGCATACGCAGCCGTATTTGTCGTAGATTGGAAAGAGGATCCTTTCTCTGAATGTGTCGTATCGGCTGCCGGTGTCCGGATTCTCTTTCGCTAGCCCGGCGTCCTTCATATCCTTAAACTTCCAGCCAAGACTTTTCAGGTGCTCGATCAGCCCTCCGGATTTAGGGGCATATCCGACTCCGAACTCCTGAAGGATCTCTACACTCCAGGACCTTTTCTCGCAGTATTCCGCCGGGCGTCCAGCTGCAGGGACGGTTTTATTTTCCTCCGTAGCTTTGAGGTATATCTTTCTAGACTCCTCGAGCTTTTTCTGGTAGAAGGTGAGAGCTGCTTTATTGATATTGATAAGCTGCTCTCTTCTGAAGTTCCTTTCCTTCTCCTCCGGAGTCAGTTCTCTTTCCTCGAAATGTATGTTATGAGCTTTCGCGAGGTGCTTTACAGCCTCGGGAAATCTCATTTTATGGAGCTCCATAATGAAAGAAATTCCGTTACCTCCCATTCCGCAACCGAAACACTTCCACGTATTACGCGCTGTATGGACGTGTAAGGACGGGGTCTTCTCGTTATGGAAAGGGCAACAGCAAACCTTTGAGGCTCCGAGTCTCTTCAGCTCTATTCCTTCGTTCTGTATGACCGAAACTATATCGAGGTCGTTTACCCTGTCTATTATATCCTGTGGAATCATATATATATATAAGGCTACGTCCGTAGCAAGTGAATAATACCGCCTTCCGGCGGTTCTGTTAGTTCCAGGTTATTTTTACTTTGGAGCCGGTTACTTCCCGTAAGATATCCTGTATAAGCTCCCTATACAGGTGTAAAGGCTTAGCTTCTCCGTTGAGCCAGCGATATACGGAGGCAATTCCGACCCTTCCCCGGATTGCTACTGCGTTAGCGACTGTGACTCTCTGCTCTGTTGTCAGAGATTTGTTTATTTCTTTGATATCCATTTGATAAAAAATTAAAAATTTGGAAGGAAAGGAGGGAGTCGAACCCTCGATACCGTTTCTTTCCTTATCGTTCTAAGCGGCTTCCAACCTTGACAATGAAGGTAATTACTCCGTCCGGAGCTCCTAGTTCCGGCTTGCCGAAACCTGCGTCCAGGCCTTCGAATCTTCTATACATTCGCTCAGAGGTGTAGCCGTTATGAAAGCAAATTACATCGAATTCCTTCGCGATCATCAGCCCGTCTTTGAAAGCTTTATACAGGTCGAGCGCTCTGGAGGCGTTAAGCGTGAAGTTTCCTGTTATCTTCTTCCGCCCGATTCTATTTCCCTCCTCGTCAAAAACTGCTTTATCGCATAGGCGTTTAATCCAGTATGTGCAGAATTCTCTATATTCTTCGGGCTTCTCGCCGGCTTCTATCATCCTGTACCAGCGCTTCATCAGTACAAGATGA